ACAGCCTCCGCTGCCGCATCGCGCCTAGCGGTCTCAGCTAATTTACGCTCCTCAATCTTGCGCCGCCCCTCCTCCGTCCTAGCGTCGTACTCGGCGGCTGCGGCAAAAAGCTCCGGCGCAAGCACCCTTGCAGTATCCTCGTCGATGTTACCGTTCTTGATTTCCTCGCTGACGTTTTCGAGATTGCCGCGTCCCATACGGAAGTCGCGCACGAGCTGGTTGCCGCGAACGTCCATCTTCTGCTGCGCGTCCCGTGCGACACGCTCAGCCGCGTCTTGCAACTGCAATCGCTTGGTCTGCGTCAGCTCCGGGTAAATAATATAGTTACCAGAGTCGTCCTTCTGCATGATATTCGCCGCAAAGTCAGTCGCCGTCTCCTTTGCTGCCTTTGGCACAAGGTTTTTGATTTCGTTGACCTCATTCGTGGCCTGCGCGTGCTCAATCGTCTGTTGTCCGGCCTGCACCAAGCCGTCAACCGCCTCCTTGTGGATAAGCCCGTTTGACGCCATCTCGTCCAAATGCTGCCGGTAACGCACGATGGCGTCAGGCTGACCGGAGTTCAGTATTTGCTCGCCCCGCGCTTCGCCCGCCTGAATCCCCTTCTTAACCTTGACCTTCTTGGCCTCTAGGTTGATCGCTCCGACCGATTGCACGCGAAACGCCTTGGCCTGCAATGCAAGCCGCGCCCGCGTCTCAGGCGAGGCGTCATTTGGCATGGTTTGCTTTTCGACTGCATCCAGCCGTTTAGCCAGTTCGTCGCCCCATTTGTTTTCATCGCTGCTCTCATTGAGTTCCGCGTGGAACTTATTACGCGCCTCCTCAAGCTGTATCTGCTGGTTGTTGATAGCCGTAAAGTCATCAACCGCCTTCATCTTCTGCTTCATCCTGACGGCCTCTTGCGCGGCTACTTCACCAAGACCTGAAATGGCATTACCTATGTTCCGCCCCGCCTGCGCAAGACCGTCGTACATGCCAGGGTCAGCCCGCACGTTGCTAGACTGCGTGGGCTCAGGCTGAAAGAAATACTGAGGGATGCGCGGCATGTTACGTTTTTGCTTTATATTGTACGTAGTTGTTGGCGGCGTTTCCGATGCCTTGAAGGATGGTTGCCCCGGCGTTCAGGTTACCGGCTTGTCGAGCGGCCTTGCCTGCCATTCGGTCAAGTACGGCCTGCTGGCGTAGCCGCGCCGCCTCAGTCGAGGCCGTCGCCTCGGTTTGCAAAGCCGCCATTTCGAGTTGCCCGGCCTGCTCGATCTGCATCAAGAGAGGGCTTCCCGTGGTATCAACAACGCCAGCCTTGGCGTAGAGTGCCCGCTGCCGCGCCTGCAAGCGACGGTTCTGCTCGCGCTGCACATTAGCCAAGATTCGCCCATCCCGCGCCTTGTCGGCAGAAGCTTGATCGGCAACCTGCGCGTTGTACTCGTTAAGCCGTTGCTGTGCCTTGCCCTGCTGAATTGACGAATACGCCGAGATTCCTGTGCCAATCAAGCCGAGGCCGGTAGAGACAGTCAAAGCACCCGCTGTTGCTGCGCCAGCTCCGGTTACGCCAACTGCGCTTCCGATTGCTGCAAATGCTGCTGGTATGAATGGCATTAGATAGCCTTTATGTATGTGTTAACTTGCTCTGAACTCTTGGTAAAACCGGAGCGTTCAAGCCATTTGCAAAGACCATTCTTTTCTGTGAAAACATTAAACACACGGCATCCTTCTGATTTGGCTAGTTCTTCTGCTGCTCCAATTAGATACCTAACAACTTCTTCAGACGCAAACGGTAGGAGGTGAGGAGACGTAACCGGCCAAATCGCCAATGCCCACGGAATACACTTGGCCTCGATGACCCAAACCGCAGCAAGCATCCCGGTATCGTTCTCGACGATCACTCCGATATGCGGCAGATGCTCAATCGGCACAGGTGGAACTCCATGCCCCTCCCACCATCCTTTGATGGTCGGATAATCTTCTGGTGTGAAAAGTCGCGCTTTCATTTGTTAATCCCCGAAATAGTCTGCCTTTACAGCAATGCCAAGCACAGTAAACGGCAAAGGCTGATCTTGCTCAATACAGACATAAGACTCCCTAGAATAGCCGGACGGCCAAATCACGTTCTTTTCGCCAGTAAATACGGGCGGGCTGGCGTCCATCGGGTCGGAAACATCCCGGAAAACTACCTCGTCCATTTCATCGAAGTTGCGCCCAAACTTGCACCCCAGCGTAGAATAGAAGTTAATGGTCGCCTCGGACACGCGGCGGACCTTCCCGTGGCTAGGACCGTTCTGCATGATGATGTTCATGTTCATCGTTTTCAGCCTCGCGACATACGGAAGCCCAACGACGTAATTTCCGAGAGTTGGCACCTCCTCTGGATCAACCGTGATGGCACCGCTAGAAACCTCGTAGTCGCCAATAACGGCCCCGGCCACGACAAGACGCACGGTTTCACCGTCCAAATGGTCGAGCCCGCTAATCGTGCCAGAGAATGGGTCTGTAAGCGTTCCGCTAACGTGACTGTCTAATAGTTTGCTGTCCTCCTTGGAGTCGCTTTCGGTGGCAAATCGCTCAACATATCGCCGTTGGTCGCCATTGATTAAACGGTTAACGATGCACCATACTTCGTCGCCGTCGTTTCCATAAATCGAAACTGCCGACTCGAAAGTTCCGTCCGTCACGTAACGCGCCCATGCCGTGATTTCCTGCTCGCGGTTGTAGGTCATTACCGCCAAGTCGCCAGAATAGTTCAGGGCGAGCAATAGAGGGTCCGGCATCCGTGCAAATCCGAGCTGATAAACACCGTCTCGGAAAATATGCTCTGAAAGGATAGTCAGGTCAACAGACACGTATCCGTCCTCCTGATATGTGTACGAGAACTCACGCAGGCGCTTGCCCTGGCGTTGAATGAAAATCACCGCCTTATCGATTTTGATAGGCTGGTATAGCTCAGAGCCCGTGCTGCTCTGCGTGCGCACGGAAATGTTGCTTGGGGTCAGGGGCTCGTTAGGGTCGCCCGCCCCCGCCGAAACCTCGTCTCCGCTGCTGCCAATCAATAGCTGCCGCTGACCCTCGATCCAGTTGATCGGATTGCTCTGCGTGCTAGCGATGTCGAACACAACCGCGCCGTCGTCGTCATCAGTAAACAGGAAATTCTCGAAGTCGCCCGTGCGGCTACCCCAGAAGCGATAGGGCTTCTCGGAGTTGCCGCCGAAGTATAGCCGCTGCTCGTAGAGCCCAAGCGTGCGCGGGAAGCCCCGATGCAGGGACCATGCGCCTTCGCTCCACATGTCTGTTGCCGCAGTAGAGCCGACCGTCTGCAAGACCTCAACCGTCAGATGCGTGGTATCGGTGTATCCGGTCACAAGAATAAGCCCGGAGGTGAAAGCCTCGTCACACTCAAGCGTTGCCGTAGCCTTGGCGTAGTTTGCTGGGGCCGTGCCCGTCCAGACGCCAGCACCGTAAGGATCACCCGTCGCCGTGTAACTCAGGCGTAGCAGGCACTCAACGGCCTCGTTGCCGCTCGCCGAAACGTTGCGGCTGGCGGCGCTCTTGAACTGCCGAATCGTCTCCCACGTCGAGCCACCGTCTGTGCTCCGCTGCACTTTAAGCGTGCCATACCAACGTTCAACCGTCACAACGGACCAATTTCCCTTTACCGTCAAACTGCTACTGTTGGTCGTTCCGGCTGTCGCGTTAATGTCGAGCGTGATGCCGTTGCCTTCCCGCAAGTGGCGAAGCTCATAGTATCCGCCCACCATATCCGCGTCGAAATACGCAGCCGAGGCCGTAAGAGTGCGCCCCGTCCCAATGGCCGCGTTTGAAATCGCCATTGTAATTGCGCTCGTGTTTTCCTCGCGCATCGGCGGATAGGTCCATTCGATCTCCTCCAGCGTCCAGTTGGTATCCGTCACCCGCGTCAGCTTGTGCGGCGCGTGGTAAGGATGCGTGATGTACATCACGTCGTTTAGTTCCTTGACGTGAAGAACGAAAACCTCGCCCTCAAGATAAGGGGAACTGACCTCATACGGAACACCTGGCGATGACTCAACCTGAACGTCGTTTGAATAAAACCGAATATACTCATCGCCAAACTCAAGAATGAACGTTGTCCCGGTAGAGAAGTTGAACGGCACCAAGCGGCTAACCTTGTCGCTGTCCTTGGTCTCGGCAATGAACTCAAGACCGGCGCGAATCTTGGCCCCGCCGTAAGGAAGCGGACGCAAGTTTTCCATCTTGAGAAGCCCATTGTCGTACTTGGCGAAGTCGCTCCGTCCGTCGAGGAGCGGGGTTAGTTCACCTGCTGTGAAATTATTATAGAAGCGGTGAACAGACATCACTTAGAAGCGACTCGGAATCCAGCGCGAACCGGATGCTGGGTCGATTGTCGGTTGGAAAGACTCGCCTGAGTTCGCCGCCTTGGCCTTGCGCAGCGTAATTTCCAGGTCGTTGGCCAAACTCTCTCGCGTGCTCCTGCTTCCGTTGGTCAGCGGAACGGACAACTTGATTGCAATGTTCAGGATGCAGCACCGCGTCAGAAGCGGCCCCATCAGGTTTACGTCATTCGTCGCGATGGTCAGGTCTTTGATATACACGATTGAAACCTCGTCCTCGTCAGTGAGCAGGACGTTGCCCTGCCGCTCGAAAAGCTCCTGCACGATGTCCTCGGAATCAATCTCGTTGAAAGAGACAAGGCGCAGATAATCCACAGGAAGGTTATAGCTGTAATCCCAGCCGAAATCCGGCCCGGTGCTATTCTGTGTCAGCTCGGCCTGCGTTCTCGCAGCCTTCCATTTGCCAAGTTCAAGAACCTCGCGAATCGCCGATTCAATGTTCGCCTTGCACAAGCGGGCGGACTCAGATGAGTCCTCCAAGTCGGTTATCCTCTGTGATCCGAGTTCTGCAAGTGCGGCGTTGGCGATCTGTATTGTGGTCATCGGGATTGACTTTTTCGGCTCCTCGGATGGGGTAAAGGGAGCCGCAGGTTTCCCCACGGCTCCCCGTCGTAACTGGACCGCTACCCCTAACGGCCAGCAATTCGTTTACTCAAGCTTGTAGGCGATGCTGATAACCACCTTGGCGGCGGAAGTCGGCGTGCCAATCGTGATCGAGGTCAGGGTGATGGTTTCGTAACCCGCAACCACCGGAGCAGCCGTATAGGCGTCAACGCCAGGCGAGTTGGTCCAGAAGATGTCCTGAACCGAACCACCGAGTGCCTTTGAAGCCATGTACCGGTCATCATCCGAACCGTCGCCAATCTTGACGGTGACAGTCGTACCGGGAGACTCGCAAGAAATCTTGGAGTAGCCGGGCATGACCTGCGCACCAACAGGAAGTTGGCAGAGGTTGAGAATGTCGCCGGTCGCACCGAGCGCGGCGACGGTAGTCTCGATTCGGGCGGTGTGGATTTTCGCGCCGAACTCATGCGGTCCTGGAAGAACCGCAGAAGCACCGGCAGACGAAATCTGTTTGTTATAGAGACTGGTATTAGTCGTAGCCATGTTTGTTTGTCCTTATTGTTGATTGTTATGGCTGTGAGTTACGGGCTGCGGTCGCACACGCAGGAGACCACTTCGGCCTCTTGCATGCGGGTCGCGCCGATGGTCATGCAGGCGTAGGCCTGCGTCGAATAGCTCTTGTCGGCGCGTTCGCTCACGCGGGTCATGAAGTCCTGACCCTTGGAGAGAAGCAGACCCTCCTCGACGTAGCCGAAGCAGGTGTCAATATCGGTCGAGGTGTTCCGATTGATCGTGCGCTCGTGCTTGATGAAGTCCATGCCGAGGAAGCGGGTGACGCTACCATCGACGAGAGCCTTCACATTCGCGTAGTCGGAACTAGAGACCTGAGTGACGTTGTTCAGGAGGTCGTCAAGCTGCTGCTGCGAGTGGACGAAGAACATGCGCGAACCCTCGGGGGGCTCGGACACGCTCAGGAGACTCTTGACGCGGATCAGCTTGGCGAGCGTCAGGCCGGTGTTGGCACCGGAACCGGCGGGGGCCGTGCTGATGTAGTTGACCGGAACGACGTTGGTGGACGTCGAGGTCGGGAAGGTCACGGCGGAAACCGTGCCGTTGCCGCTGCCGGTGTCGGCATAGGCGGTCCCGAGGGCGGCGGTCAGAATCTCGTCATCGGTCGAGCGATTGAACGCCATCTGAGCAGAACGCAGATAGGCGCTGGTCGGGTCGATGAGGAGCTTAACCTTGTCCTGATGGTCGATGAGGTCGGACCACTCATAGTCGGACAGGTAAACTGCCCGGCGCTGATGGTTGGAGTTGACGCGAGGCGTATCGGAGTGACGCGCAGTGCGCTTCACGGCGGAAGTGCTACCGAGCTGTTCAAAGAACTCGGTTTTGCCCTTCTGGGATTCAACGCGGGTCTTGCCGGAAAAGCGGCTGTCGCCCTGTTGAACGAGATGTTGCAGCGTGGAACCGTATTGTTCCACAAAAGCATTAGTGATCTGAGTAGACATGGAATGTCCTAGGTTGGTTGTGAAGTTTGACGTTCACTCTGCCGCTTTCCGGGTTATCGGTCGTGGCGACCGGCCCCGCGAACTAGAGGCAGCCAACGCGTAGGCTCGTTTCCGAGTATGTCTCCACTGCGCTGCGACTTCCTTCTTTATGTCTAATGTCGCACTAGTAAAGCAAAAAAGGCCGATGACTTAACATCGGCCTGCGTTTCCGTATTACGGAAAGTCCTATTCCTTCACTTCCGGGTGAAGCTGGGCGTACAGTCCTTGCAGCTTGGCGACCATCTGCTGCTGTTGCGGGTGCCCCTTGATCCAGTACGGGTTCTTGCGGTCCCCCATGATCGCGTCAATCTGCCCTTGGATGTCCTGCCCGAAGTCGGCCTGACCTGTTCGCATCCCTGCCGCCGGTTTCTCGCGCACCATTTCCGCAACCTTGGCCATCGCCTCGATGAAATGCGGGTTATTCGACAACTCGGGGTTGGCCTTGAGGACTTCAGCCGTGAGACCGACCACGCCCGCGCCCTCCTCAGCCGATTTCACCTTGGCGT